TGTAGCTAAGCTTGAATCTGTTAACGTAAAATAAACAACAGATTGCTTAACAATTGACGGATAGTCTTCATTATAATTTACATCAAACAGAAAAAATTCTGGGTCACTACCGATTTCAAATGTCGCCTCAAATACTGGGACAACTGAATATCTTAAAGTTGTTGTTGATGTTGTTGAGATATTTGTAGTCGAAGCAAAATAAATATTGGTAGGCGTTACAAATGTAACTGCATATTCGCCATCTATTGGTGTCGAAGATAATGTGTCGAAAATTCGAATGGTATTACCTGTTCGAATATCGTGTGGCATATATGCTGTTATTGAAATACTACCCGTTACCGAAATATCGCCTGTAAGTGTAATTAGATTATAAGTAGTATCAATAGCAGCAATTTGTGTTCCTTGGATAATCCCAGTTCCCAGGACATACATTCCAACCTTTAATTGTGATAAAATCCCAATAGGAATCCCTGCAATTATATTTTTGTTTCCAACATAAACCGTTCCGGTAATTGTAATAGTTTCAATTTTGATACTTGCTGAAACTCCGTTACTGCTGTATTCTGTAATATTATACGGTCCGTACTCGTCAATTCTTGGAAAAACATATTCTTTATCTCCGTTACTATTTTTAACTTCCTCGAGAACAAAAATATGATCTGTAGTAATAAGACCTGTTGAAACTGGCTCAAGAAATTTTTGCGTTATATAGTATTCGGATGGATAGATGAAATTTTTATTCTCATCACTAACCGGAATTGTAAAATTTAAAATTTCACCATTCCCGCCAAACGTAATATCACCTGGGCTCGTGTCCCAGGATGTGTTGTTTAAGATATTAAAAAAACTTAAATAAGTCGTGGCTGGGTCATACCCGGCACCCGTCTTTTGGATTTCAACATAGTCAACTTGTCCAAAGACATTAGTAAATGCACTAATCCTCGCTCCATTTCCAGAACCGTCTCCTACTTGGACTACATTAACAATAATTGCCTGCGTCTTCGATGGATTTGAGTTTAATCCGGCTTTATCGAAAAAATTTAATCTATTTGTAAATAACATTAGTTCAGATATTTATAATTCTTGTCCACTGTGTAGTTAACACCCTTTTTGATTTGTGAAACATAATCCATAATATAAACAACGAATTTCTGCATTTCCGTTAAGATATCTTTTCTTTTGCTGTCACTTAAAATGTATGGACTTAGTGTTTTATTGAAGACGTTATTTCTCCAATCATAACCAATGTTCTTTAAGTCATCAAATTGATGCTTAGTTGTTTCTCTAAAATTTTCTCTGGTTAAGTACCGACCTTCTCTCTGTTCCATGTGCGAGCCTTTTTGTTTATATATCAATTCAAAAGAAAAAAAGTTAGATTAAAGAACCTAACTTTTTTCAAATTATGAATTTTTAACTTGGTCGATATTGATTCGATGAATACTTAAGTTTAAAGTGTCACTTGTGTCTTTACCAAATGCAACATTAACACTACCAGGTTTCCCTTGATCTACTGTATCGTAATAAATGTAACCTGTTCGGGTTTCCCATCCACCGCGGACGAGTGCATACTCTCCTCTATTAATAATTATGTCCCCAAATACATCAATTCCTTTGTCCGGAAGATTTACATTGTTCGGGTCCTTTTTAAAGGCTTCATTCTCTTCAGAAACAAACCAAATATTAACACTGTCAACCCCTTCAACCGTTTCAATAATTGAGATAATATCTGATTTAGGAATTCTATCCCTTCTTCGATTTTTTAGAAAATAATCACTGCATTTTGAAATAATTGATTGGCGAATAGTATCTTTACTATATCCTTCAATTGCTATGACATTAACGTTCATAACATATTTCTTTACTATTGGGTCGAGAATTTTAATTTCTGTCCCCATAATCTTTTGGCCACTTTGTTCAATATAGTCATAAATCTTTTCTTTCTCGTCATCAGTCAATAAAAACAATTGTATTGGAACTGAAAAATAATCCGCGCTTGCTGGTTTTCTTTTATTAACATCTGGGATTAAAAACAAATAAACTACATTATCGTCTGTAATATCGTCATCATCAAAAGTGTTAAACGCATCTATGACTGAAAAGATATTAAATTTCTCTAAAAAATAAACATACGAATCTGCATTTGCCAAAACAAATGCCTTAGAAGTTTTGGGTGCTAGTATTTTCGTTAAAGCAATTGGCTCAGGGTCAGAACCAAATAGAATCGGTTTAAATACAGAAATATCTATTGCTTCGTTTGCATCAACAGGTGTTCCGATTGTGTCGTACAAACTTTCAGCAAAAGTAAAACTTGATGCTTCGGAATCAAATATGTTTCCACCGTTTCCGCTTGTTGAGATATATTCAATTTGTATCGTGGCTCCAAGATCCGGGATTCTTCCAAAATATTTATTTCCGAAATATAAATCTAATCCTCCGTTGATTCCGGTTTTAACTATACACCCGTTTGCATTAAACGGGATATCGTAAAGACTTTCGTAAATTTTCCATTGGTCGCCGTTAACGTAAACTTTAACATTAAAATTATCAATCAGTGCACCTCTTTTTCCGTTAAAATTATATGATTGTAAAGCAGCTCCATTCCCGGTTGCTCTTTGTGTTTCAATTACGCCTTGAATTACCCGAAGTTCGATTGAATTTTTTCCAATTAAATTCATTCTGGTTTCTTCTCCGTCCATGTCAATGATATAACTAAGGTTATTTACATTGTTGATAAGACGAGTGTGCTTGGGGATAATTATCGTATTTCCGTAAATGTTAAGTGGATTTCCATTATACGTTAATTTTACTGAACCTGTTGCCGATATAGCGCGGGTTGGATTATGCCCTGCAATTCTTGCCCAATTTCTTACTGAAACATCTCTGGTTGATGTATAAATATTTAATTCAGTAATACTGTCCTCAACATAATAGAATATCAATTTACCAAGATCGATTAGAACTTGTAAGATTTGTCCATAAGCCGATGCGGGTGTAAATACTTCTCCTACTTGCAAAAATTTACTAGTTAAGTAATCTCTGGCATCATAGTACATTTGTCCAAAACGGATCCTATTATATTTAAAAATATTGAGCACTGAATTGTGATTTTTTTAACGAACAACTACACCAAGTTGTCTAATATCATTTAAGTATATATCCAAGTAGGCTAAATCTCTTACTGAACCGGGAACAAAAGTTACTTGCATTCGTACACTATAGGTAGAAGCTTCTGGGATATATCGAGAAACTTGTGCATTAAAAGCAGTCTCGAGGTCTTTATTATTAAAATTCAATTCAAACAATCTTCTTTCTAAGTCTAAGCCAAGCCGCGGTTCGCCTAATACATCGCCGGGTGTAGTAAAAATAATCATCCTAATTTTTGTTAGTATTGCTTCTAGACTTGATGCTGTTTCTAACTGAGCATATACATAATTAGGATCTTGAGAATTTCGACAATATATTTCCTTAAGCACTTGTTTTTAATATTTTTATCTAAAAATTAGTGATAGATCATAAACCAATCCGGCACATTTTCTTCATCAATTTTAGTTTTTAACATTTCAATTTCTTCCTTTCCTTCATCCGACATTTTACTGCCATCAACAGCTATACCGCCGGGAAGATTAAATGTGAAAAATCCAAGAATTCTACCCAATGACATTTTAGCATTTGCTGTTACCCATCTTTGAAAATTCCAGTCATCATACAATTTACTTTCTTCAATTTTTACATAAGTTTGAATAAAGAGATTTCTTTTTGGGTCTCGTCCTTGAATTTTCAAACGGTGTGTATTTGTATTAAAGTCGTAGCGAACTCTGTCAAGAATAAATGCTTTAGTCAAGTCCCAATATGAATACTGTGCTGTACGAAGAACTAAGTCATCAGATGCAAATGGCGCTAAATAGATTTCAGCTGCTAACAAACGGTTATCTGAAAAGTCTCGGTCGATTGTGCCAAGACGACCACCACCTGTTATTTCTTTACATTCAAAAACACTCACCACACAATCAGGTAATAAAATACTTCTGGTTTTTTTGAACTCAGGGTCTGAAAACCATTTCTTTTCAATTACATAATATTGCGTCTCGACAGAATATTGATAGTTGATATAAAACCAATTTAGTGATTGGTTAATAATCCTTTCAATTTCTTGTGCTGGGACAGAATATGGTAAAGCACCGCTTCCGGTGATTTCATCGTTTACCATTTGGATTAATTCGCTTCTTGTCATCCTACATAGTGGTTATTTTTTATCTTTATCCTTTTTATCTTTATCCTTATCTTTTTTATCAGAACTTGCATCTTCGATATTAGGATCTTTTATTTTGGTATTTTTACTTACTAGCACTGTCTCGCCTGATATTTTTGCAAGCTTACCAATTTCGCCATTTCGAATAACGCCTCCAATAACTTCACAGTTGATAATCATACTTTTATTTTCGATATAACAGTCATCAAGATTATTACTGGCGTGCAAAATACATTCTGTTATTTTTGAACTTTTAACTTTATTATTTTTTAAAAGCTCGCAATTTTGGATTCTTGAATTTTTAAGTTTGCAGCTGTAAAACCAAGAATGGTTAATTACACCTTCTAATTCGCATTCAATAAACTCAACATTTTCAATTTTGCAATTATTGAGCTTTGCTGATTGAATTTGATGCCTAGCTAATTCGGAATCATAGTTGTAACTTCCTTTTTTCATTTTACCAGTTGTAATTAACTTGTAAATTGTATCTCGGATGTTTCCCCAAACTGATTCAATCAATTCTGGGTCATTTTTTAGGTCGTAAGAAACTTTAATGTCCGGAAAAATAGATTTGAAAACTTCGTACTTGACAAAACCTCGATAGTTTCGATTTGATATATCAGTTAATTTTTTAAATTCAGCAACTTCAGAACCCGTGAGACTATCAGAATTTAAAGTTTCGTATAAATGCAAAACAAAGTACTCTAATATTTCTAGAATTTTTTTCGTTTTCTTTTCATAACTTTCTCCGCCCAGGTACCGATATTCTAAATAACCCTTGTGAAGTTTTGTAAAATTAACACCATAATATTTTTCTTCAGTTGGCAGATTAAGAACTGAGTTTCCATAAGTGGATAGATTAGGTGTATAAAACAGAATATCGTTAAATCCAATCTGTTTGATGCTTCGGGCATAAACATTATCTTTGCGATCTGGAAAGAGTTCATAGACTTTATTCTCGTCGAAGGAAAGAATAAATTTTGTTATTGGCAATGAAGAAACTAAATGCCTAGTTGGCAATTGCTTTCCGTCAATGTTAATATTTAAGTGAATGGCACAACGGTTATTGGTATAACCGTTGTTTGATATCCATTCTAACATTTTGATAATAACATTTCTACTTTCTTTATAGCCCATTGGACCTGTTACCAATTCTCGCATTTTTTTCCCACCCGAATAATCCAGTTCTAATTTAAATACTGAATCTGATGGTTTAACTGCTGAGTGATAAGTTAATTTTTCATCGTCCAGGCCTTTAATGGACATGGGAACAACTACTCGCTTTCCGACAGTTTTTCCGATACTTCTGGCAATATCCACACCATTATCTATATCTGAAAAGAATTCAAATTCAACCCCAATTCGGGCAGCATCGAATATTTCCTCTCGGGAATAGTTTTTCTTAATACGCATTGAATAAATTTATTTTTCTACTTGCTATCTGCAAATTTCAAATGCAAACGATTGTTATTGGTAACATAACCAATTTTAACTTCAACACTTTCGCCAACATTAAATTTGCCTTGTTTTTTTGCTTTAAGTTCTTTACCTGGAATAATACCAATCATATTATCATTAAGTCTGACTGTAATCCCAAAAGGTTTGACATTGATAATCTCTCCATTGATAACTTCATCCAAGCGAGATTTGCGGTAGTCTTCCAACTCTTTTCTCTGTAAAGCCGGGTCAATACTTGTTAGGATTATTTTCTTGTCATAAGAAATTTCCTGAATCCAAAATGTAATAGAGTCTCCGGATTTATATCCACGATTACTAAATCTTTCTAAGTCACTTTCTGACATTTTTGATGTGTGTAACAAACCAGTAAATATCTCGTCAAATTCGATAAAGACGCCAAATTTAGTTGCTCCTGTTACAGTTCCAGTATATTGATTTCCAACGCCAAGTTCATTTGTTTTTTGTGGCAATACTGTTTTAACATATTTTTTATACGAGAAAACAAAAGTGTCACTTCCTTCCAAATAGTCCTCAACCATAAGTGGAATTGTTTTTCCAATCATCTCATCAAAATTTCTTACAATATTCGCGGCAGCAAGAGAACCCGGCAAGAATCCAATTACGCCTTGTACATTAACAAAGAATCCACCCTGGTTCTTTTCCAAAATTGTTCCAAAATACGCAGCAGTTGGATTGAATATTTGCTCGTAAAATTCGTCTTTTGTTTTTAGAATCTGACCTTTTGTAATTGAACCTTTTAAATAAGGTTTTACTTGTTCGATTACTAAATAATATCCATTTGCTAAAAATTCTTCACGACCTTCGGGCGTATTGAGGAATTGAGTAAATTCTTCATAATGTTTAAATCCAATACTGTCAATAAACCCACGTTCACTTGCCATATCAGCAATACATTCAAACCCACCTTTAATACTAAAATTAATTTCACTGCCTCTTGTATGAACAATATCAGAAATTTGAAAAGCGGCACCAACAATAGGTTCACCGTCCGGCATTTCTATTTTTAATAGTTCTTCATAATAAGAAATTGCATAATCTGAATGGTTATATACCAAATCATTATATTTGGATAAAATTTCTGCATTCGGGATTTTTTTTCTTTTCGCTGTTTCTGCGTCCAAAAGAGCCCAATTAAAATCGTCTATTTGATTTTGACTCAAATTCATTGTTTGTTTTTTTAAATGTTTTAAAATGTAATTATCTAGTTATATATCAATTTTAAATTAACTGATTAACGCTGGCGCTGACGGTGTAGTAGTTGCACCTGTTGTTGGGCCAGCTGGACTTGCGCCCGCAGTTAATTGCCCTGCAGGTGTTATAATAGTTGCTGAACGTACAAAAGTATCAACATTATTAGCAACAGATGCTGCAATTGCTGGTACAATTTGTTCTGCCATCCAATCAACGATTGCTTCGGACAGCGCATTCGCCATTTCATTTGACGTAACTTTACGAATAATTTCCTCTGCATTTTGAGCAACTAAACCACTTGGGTCATATTCAAAACCTAAAATTTGTTCCGATTTTGTTTTTATTGATTCGTAAGCATCGTGTAAAGTGCTGTTTCCAGTTTTGATACCGTTTAATAAGCTCCCGTCTAATTTTTTACGTAATGATTCTTTAACCTTTGGGTCAAGTAATAATTTATTTTTTAAATTTGTCTCAATACTTGTTTTGAGCACGTCTTTTACTAATGGCATATTTTTTATTTTTTAAAGTGTTTTAACCACGGGTGAACCGCCGCGGCCGCTTAAATGTGTTTGTGGTTGCATTGGAACCGTCGGCGGGGTTGTCGGTGCCCCTAAATTTCCAATATGCGTATGTGAATTGAAAAGTGTTAAAAATGTATCACCCAAAACTAGTTTTTCTGCAGCTCCAGCACCTAGTTCAATTGTACTTGTATGGTCAATAGTTACATTCGGTGCAGTCACGGTTACTTTTTCACGAGCAACAATATTAATTTGTGGACCAATTAATTCAATAATACTATCAGTAGCAGCATGCTCGATTGTAATACTTGAATCCGGGTTAATAATTATTTGTGAATCTTTGTGGAAGATGTTTAACCCCTTTCCGGGTGTATAAAAAATCTTCATTTCCTCATCAATATCATACGCCAAAACGTGTGAGTTAATATATGTATCACCGATTTCAGCTTTGACTTCTGGGTTAACAGATTGAATTGCTGTATATTCCGGGGCCATTAAATCGCCTTCAGCAAATTGAACTCGAAGATATGTTCCAATTTTTGGAACACTGATATCTGCATATCCGCCGTTGCCGCCACCTGCGAACATCTTTCGCCCAAAAGGTTGAGCCCAAGGTATTGATTCCGGGGATATGTCATCGCCATCAAAAAGTCCAAAAACTTTAATCTTACAGCGACCTTCCTGTTCCGGGTCGTTATTGTCAACGACTTCTCCAATAAATATTTTACTTACTAAATCATCTTTGGTTAAACCTGCCATTTTATTCTAAATTAGTTTTTCCCAGTATTTTTTCTACTAAATTAACATCGGGACCTGTTAAATCCACGTCCTTTTGTAAAATACCATCGTTTGTTGGTTCAACTAAACCGACATTTCCACTTATTTTGCTTGGTGTATAATTATCATCGAATGCTATATTACTTAAGTCGCCTGAGCTAATACTTGTTGACGGACCACTTAAGTCAATGTTTCCTTCAATATTAGTATTTATCGTTGGACTTTCTAAGTCGACTTTAGACGCCGTTAAATCACCTACCGTAGGTGCAATCAAGTCAACTTGTGTTAGTTTTGCTGGTATCGATTCCGGTGCAACTAGACCTATATTCCCGCCGGACAATGTTCCTTTCTCTGGTTCAGTAAATTCAACCTTTAAGGCATTTGTTGCACCTTTAGGCAGTTCTTCAAATTCAATGCTTGGCAATCCACTTGATGCAATTTCGGGACCTTCTAAATTAACATTAGAGTCGACTGTATTACTTATTTGTGGCTCGACTAATTCTACAGAATCTTGGATTTTTGAAATTTCAAAATTACTTTCTAATTCAACACTTCCACCAGCAGCTCCGGAAGGTGTTACACCTGTTAACTCAACAGAAGTTTCAGAACTATTAGCGATTGGAAAACTCAATAATTCAACTTTAGTTTCAGTTGCCTGTGTAACAGGTGGCGCTTCGAGTTCAACGGACCCACCTGCGTTATTATTAGTTTCCGGGCTTTCTAATTCAACCTTCCCGCCTGGTGTGTTTGTAATAGATGGCGCTGTTAATTCAGCTTGACCTAATTGATTTTCAGACGGACTTGGGCCTGTTAATTCAACTTTAGGTGATTGTAACCCAGATTCTGATGTACTGTCTAATTGAACACTTGCGGGTAATCCAGTATTTACATTGGGTGCAACAAATACAACTTTTCCCGGACTTCCGATTAAAGACCCACCATTATTATCTAATGCTAAACGTACCGGGTCAATTATTATATTTTTGCTGGGTGAGTCTAAAGTAACCGAGTCTACAGTTGATACTGCAGATTGGGCACTTGTTAAATTAGCATTTCCTAATGCTGTGCCCTGAAGGCGACTCGATGTGATAGTATTAACAATGGTCTCAATTGATTGGTTTTCCAAATCCGTTCCGACAACTGCATTTGCTAAAATCTCAATTGAACCGATTGTGTCTTGTACTAATTCAATCTCTGGGCCTGTTAATTGAATATTAGATGAAAGGGCGTCAGCAATTGGGCTAGCAACTCCGGCGTTTGAAAAAAGATTTCTTGCTGCAGCTTCGGGATTGTTAATAGCACTTTGCAAAGCATTGATTGCATTACTGAGTGAAAACCCATAAACATTACCCAGTAATATTTTGTTTTTAAGATTTTTCGCAATATTTTCGGCTGCATTAACTAAATACTGTGCGCCACCGAATACTGTGAAATAGTCTTGAAATCCTTGTAGCACTTTGCTGCCTTCGAATGAACTATCTCTAGATGATCTTCCTCGGTCGAAGGCATATTTTGTATCTTGCAGCACAGCACCGAGCAACCCATATTTGTTAACTTCTCTAACTGCTCCAACTTTTACTTTAAATTTCACAGAAGCCGGAGTTCCTTCAGTGTATCTGTTCACAGTCGCAAGATATCCGGGTTCTTCAGAGAATGGGTCAATTTCGCAGTATTCGCATTTAAAGGTATGAAACGTTCCTAAGCTAAATGGTCCAAGAAGACCAGGGCGCTGCATTGTTCGGATTTCAGCAATTACTATATCCATCATAAAATACCGTTGGCAATCCGGAACAGCCCAACGGTGATATGTTGCATCCCAAACAGATTTTCGATATAAATCCAAAAGATATGTCATTTTTAAATCAATAGACTCTAAGCACTCAAATGTGATAACTACATCTTTTCCTCTAAAATTATTTGCTGGGTTAATTTTCCATAAAGCATCAACACCAGATATCTTTTGAATCATCCACGGCGCTTTTTTGAAAATTTTAATAAATCCGTTTTGAAACTCTTCCATCATTTTTGCTCGATAATGCTCGTTTCTTCTTCTTAAGTACCCAACAATTG